TTTTTAGCTTCAAAGCTTAAATGAATACCATTCTTTTCTAATTCAGCAGTCAAACGTTGTTCAGCTTCATTGAATTTATCTCCACTTGCATCTTTCACATCTTTATAGATTTGTTCAGTTGCTTGAACAACTGTTTTAGCAATACTTTTAATTAATTCATACTGCTTAATATCCGTTTTAGCCTTGATATTTTCAGCCTTTGTTTCTAAGAAAGTTTTCAATTCTTTAAACGCTAAACCTACCAATACCACTAATACACTAACTGCACCTTGTACAAAAACTTGTGTTAATTCATTCATATTCTTACATCTCCTTTAAAGGTAACTTCATAAATTGTTTAAATAAGTCTTCGATATAGCCATTACCACCTAAGCTTTGATAAGATTTGTAAAGTGCCGTGATACGTCTAGTATCATCACTTGTTCTATATCCACGCTTAATAATAGCTGTCAAATCAACTTCTAAACGATATCTTTCTGTTTCTAAAATCCCACCACCAACAACCGCCACATCATTATTCATTTTCTTAACATCCGATTTTAGATTTTTGATATCCTTATTTAAGTTGCTAACATCATTCTTTAAATTCCCAATATCAGAATTTAGTACTCCGATATCGGAATTATTTTTCTTTCCAATTTCGGTGATTTCGTCAACTTTCAATTGAATTTTATTGACTTTCTCACTTAATTCATCTGTCGCTTTTTTACTTGCAGTTTGCATCCGTACCGTTGCATACGAGAAAACAGCTGGTATCAACGTCGGAATTAACGCAAGTACAATTGTTTCGTACATCCATCTACCACTTCCTTACTAAAAAATGGGTAGAGGAATACTCCCCTACCCATTAAAAAAAGCTAAGCTTTCTTTTCGACAAGCTCGCCTTTCTCATTGATTAAAAAGCCTTGACGTTCTAATTCTGCACGAACTTTATTTTTAAGGAATTTTGGTACTTCATTGAATTTACGACGCCCATCTAAAATTCCCTCAACAAATAATAATGCTAATGACATATCTTTCACCCCCTTTCTATCCAATAGAATTGTCCCCACTAACTGTAGTTTCTGCATTATGTTCTTCAACTTTTCCATTAGTTTCATTATTACCATCTCCTTGAACTGTTGTTGTTGGTACTACTGTTGTTTCTGGTGCTGTTGCTGTTGTTTCAGCCGTTGGTGTTGCTACTGGTTGTACTGGTGTTTCTGCGACTGGAGCTGTCGGTTGCGGTGCTTCTTCATGTTTTTCTTCAGTAGCTACTGGTTGAGTAACTGGCGTTGTTTCATGGTGTTCCTCTGTATCTTCTTCCTCTTCGCCTTTACCATCCAAAGCGTGTAAACGTTCCTTAATTTCAGCAATATCACTAGCAAAAGTTGTTGTTACCTCCATGACTGCATCCGACGTTACTTTTAAGTTTTTAGTCGCTTCTTTTAATGCTTCTTGGTCTTGTTTAGCAGTTTCCTGCAATTTAGCTACTGCTCCACTTGGGTCTAACTCAATTAGAACTAAATCAAGCACTTTTTTAATTAAAATATCGTCTGCTTCATGCATCAAATCGCCCTCGAACTCACGTTCATAAAAAGTATAAGGTACTTCTTTTTTCACGATTACTACCGTTTTACCTGGTTTTGTGTATTTGTTATCTAAAATAAATTCTTGCATTGTTTGTTCCTCCTAATAATATGCTTTTGACTTAAGTGAAAAATTAACATTTCTATATGTTTTTTGTTCAAATCTATTTTTATCGTATTGACTAAAAAATGTAACTTTTATAGAACTGTAAGTGCCTTGTAAATTGTTATCGTAATCCCCAATTTGAACAGTAGAAAAATTTACTTCTATATTATTTAATTTCACCTTACCATTTCTAATAAATCCCGCAAATCCAGTATTCAAATCTCCTCCAAACACAAAGAAATTCAACGACAAGCCATCAGAATTTCGGACAATAACCTCTCCAAATCGTTCAAATGCATTTTGATAATAAGATTTTCTCCAAACGATTCTATCTCCTACATATCGACGGATAATTTCTTTTCCTCCAACATAAATTCCCTCTCTCTCCATTAGAACACCCCTTTATTCATAATAATCATAAATGGTATTAGAGTCTTTTGTTCTAATCGCTTCAAACTGAGCTTTGGAGCCATACCAGTATTTCATTTGTTGGTTACCATTCTGATTGATAATTTTATTGCTTACATCAACTGAATTGATATTCAACCCACTTGTATTAACACTTAACGTACCGTATCCGTCAATGTTAATCGTTGACCCGTCAGGCTTCACTACCCCTACATTGCCTCGAGTTGCTGTTTTAGCTTTCAAAACTCCATTGTTAACTTCAGTTGTACTGTTATCTGGTCGAACTATCCCGTTTGAGTTTGAGGTAGCTACTGAAATATTCTGTTGAGGTGTTGCAAACAATCGTTTTAATGTTGATACCAGTACTTTTTTAAGACCTGAGCCACTGTGGATTAACACAACATCATTGTCCGTAACGTTATATAATTGTGGTAAATCAGTCGCCTTTCTTACTTGATTACTCATAATTGCCATTCATCTATCCCTCTCTTTCTACGATTTGATATTTCCAATCAGCTACTACTAGATTGTTGTTTTCATCAGCAAGTAAGATATCTGCATTGTCTTCAGCTTTAATTGGTACATAGAAGCTATTCTGCAATACCATTTCTTCCAATAACGCTAATCGTTGTTCTTGCTCAGTAACTTCTCTTTTAGTTGCTTCATGGTCTGTATAAGTAGCTTGTTTTACGTTATCTACGTTAGACAAGCCGATTTGTGCTTTGGTTACGTTATGAGGATTGTTTCTATTATTGATATGCGCCGAGAAGTCGCTTTGATTGGCTTTCTTGACGGTTACTGCATCAATTTTGTCTGACAATCCGTCAATATCTGACACTTGGTGACGGTGATTGTGTTCTGCCTTTCCATTCCACTTCTCACGTTCACCAGTCTGAAGATGAACGTTTGTATCTCGCTTATGAGTATCAATATCATTCTTCAATTCGTTTTTAACTGCATTTAATTCAGATACTTTCGCAAATACACTTGCGTTTGGATTGTACTGAATCGTGATTTGTTGATTTCTGCTAATCGTTGTATTGAAATCATAATCTCTATATACAGCCGATTGTGATCGTGGAGGAATAATATCTCCTTGTTCTGCCCAAGTGTACATGAACAAGAACTCTGGGTTATTCGCCCTTTTAGCAAATACACCAATCTCATTGACTGTTAGCTCACTGGTGATATTAGCATTATCCAATTGAGCTAAAATTCTAATCGTATCTGAAGTATCTGTAGACGTTGATTGAGTAACTGGTAATGTATGGACTAGTTGAACAATATCTGTTTTAGTTTCAACACCAGTTCTATGTCGACCACTACCTAAAGCGACACGAGTAAACGTTATTGTTTCTCTATTTGCTACAGCCTGACTAACCTCGTTAACGGCTTTATTCGTTACTATTGGTTGAATAAAATACGACATACCTCATCCTCCTTTACTTGAAAATAATTGTGCTATTTTGTTGTACTGAAAAAGCACCAACATAGATGGTATTCATCATTGGTGCCTCTACTGCAAATTGAATTCCTAAATGAGCTGGAATCAATTCTCTAATATAAGTTGTAAATCGTCTTAAATAGGCTGTAGGTAATTCTCCAAGAAACTTGATATAGACTACAGAACCTTTTACCGTCACAATATTGTTGATATTAGTAAAACTTTTAGTAATTTTTTCTAAAGTTTGAGAACTAATCTTTACTTTAGTTGAAATCAACGTCATCAAATAACGACGTCTTTCTTCTAAATCAGTTGTTTTAGGTTTAACTTGTAGAGATTTTTCCCATCTCGTTATCCATTCTTCAGTTGCTTCAGGCAACAAAATCAATCGTCTAGTATCAAAGATTAATTGAGTGATTAATTCAATATCTGGAATTTCAGCTTCTAGCATATCAGTAATAGTGTTATCCAATATTTCTGGTAGTGCCGTTAGCATTCTTTCTCTAACCTGCATTGATTGTCACCTCGGCTAACTTAGGAAGCATGTTGTTCGATAATTCAACACTGTTTTCACGTCCGTTAATCAAAACTCTATCAACGTCCTTAACTCCGTTGATTCGGTCGATAATAGTAGCTACTTTATAATTTCGCACTTCTTTTTCTTCAAAGGCTTCATCACGTAAGTATTTAATTAATTGGATTCTAGCTTCTTTTCTGATTGTTTCGATATCCACATCTTCATCAATTTTGATGGTTGCTACAATACGAATATCAAACCCACTAACTGACTGTACAGTTACGTATGCACCGATTGGTGCTACTCCTAATCCATGACCACTTGGCTCAGGATCTAAAAAGTTTTTGAATTTAGATACTAATTCTGGAGTGGCTTCATTCCCATCAGCATCCGTAATAGATACACGAACTGTATTAGCTCCTTTCCAAAGTGGCTCTACTAATGCAGAACCAACACCGACAAACTCACTCGCCCATTTCTTATATTGAGCAACGTTTCCATTTAAAGTTGGTGTTTTTAAGTAGTCAATTGTTCGTTTCCTTAAGGCTTTGTCACTTTCTTCATCTTCGCCTAGAACGATAATTTGACCGATTTCTGCTCCTTTAAACTCACTCATGACGTCAATATTAATTAATTGACCAGTAACGTAATTAGGAGCATTACCAACTTGTTCAGCAATAACAGCATAATCAAATCCGTTCTTGCGTTCTAATACCCTGAAGTTAAACTCACTATTGACTACACTGAAACGAGTGCCTAGTGGAATTTCTTGTTTAAATTTAACCAATCTTACTGAAGCAGTAGCTGGTAGTCGTTCAACTCCAAATTGTCTACACAAACGAGTTAAGAATACTCCAGTACTCGTATCAAGGAAGTTGATATCTTCATACGATTTCAATACCGTATATTGAATTGCTACTTCTCTAGCAGCAGGGGCAACAAGGTTATAGAGCATTGAGCCTTCCCTCTTGTCGTACTTATCATCAAATCTACTAAGCATATCTTCTAAGATTTCATTATAAGTTTTTACTTTTATCATCTAGTCACCTCCATTTCAAAAGTGCCATAGTCGCTATCTACCATAAACTTAACAAAAAACTCATCTTTATTTATCTTGATAGAAAAAGAATGAGCTTGCTTAACCCTGTCATCTTCATAGATAGCTTCTTTTATTCGCCTTGCTATATCTAAACGTGCAAAATCTACATCTCCACCAAACAATTCATCTAACTCAATTCCATATCTATGGTCGTATATTGTATAAATAAACCGTTCGGTTGATAAAATTCTGCGTATCGATTGCTTCAAAGCTTTAATTCCATCAATTTCTAACAAGATATTCGTTTCATCAAATGTTAGTGATGGTTGTTTTTTAGCTTCAACTACATTTTTTGCCAAAGCTAAAAAATTAGTCTTAGGAGTACTCATTCATCAGAACCCCCTTTTTGTTTGCGTTTATAGTGGAAGATTTTTTTATACAAAACGTAATAGAACCCACCGCCATCTTGACGAACTAAATGGAGAGTTTGTCCAACGTATTCAGGATCTAACTCTTCATCTGTCCAAGTGACTTGAAGCATAGAATCATCTAAAATCAATTCATTACTTAATTGAATTTTTAATGGAGATACAGATAAAACTTTTCCTGTTGTGACTTTAGAAAACTGTCGATTTTCTAAAAAATTACTAAATAACTTTTTTAAATTTTCTACTACTTCCATTATGCTCGCCCCTCCGCCATAAACAATTTTATTTCCATTTTGTGCTTGCTATCTTCAAAAGTATGTGTAGCTTCTTCGATAACATACCAACCTTTTTTGTTGATATCTTGCACATCTATATATACTGCGTGACCTGCTAAAAAGTCAGTGCTTCCGATATCTGAAGATAAGGAGATGGTTTCCTTTGGGCGATTTTTCAATTTAAGGAGCATTTCTCCCCATTGTTTGATTTGTCCCTCAG